AATTAATCAACTCATAAATGATTTTATCGTTTTTACAACGAACGAAGAACAAGAACTATTAAATAGTCTTAGTAACGATGTACGACCGTACCAAAGTTTCTCAGAAAGAGATCAATTGGTATTAGAAACATTGAATCGAAAGAGCTTAATAGCAAAAGTATTCACAAAAAATCAGTGTTGGGTGATGAGAAATGGCGAATTATGAAAGTGCAGTTAAGAAGTTACAAGACTTACTAGCTGAAAAAGACTTAGAACAAATTCCACATAAGATTGACGACAAAATAGTTATAGGTTCAGTTGTGATTAAACCTACCAAAGGCGGAAACTATATTGTTATTGATAGAAAAAATAACAGCACAGTTTTGTTCTATTCAAAAATAAGTGCTCTAGCATTTGCTAAGAACATAAAACATTCAGCAGTAGCAAACAAGATTGAATATATTGATTCTTTATTAAGTAAACATGAAATTGATTGTAGATTTTATAAAAACACTATTAAAAAGTCAAAGTCATCAGTTTCGGTAGTAGTTGCAGAACAAAGATATGATGTTAGTAAAATATACGTATCTGAATGCAAACAAAAACTTTACGATTTAATTTTTAATTGATAAATAATAATATATAAACAGTTAGGATTTACTGATGAGAATAACAGAATTCAAAAAGATAACAGCTTCGATGCTTAACGAATCACTTGCTAAAAAGTACGGCAAGAGAATAAACCTTGAGTCATTTACACTTGAACAATTACAAGATGTTAGAAATAAAATTAGAACTAAACTTAGCCAATTTGAAACTAACGAAAGTTACAATGCTGTTCAGAACGAAACATATCAAAAATCCAAACTAATGTTAGACGTTCTTAATGCAGAAATTAGCGAACGTGCTCACGTAGTTGAAGCAGATGACTGTGATGATACTTGTCCTAAGAGTTGCCCAGACTGTGGAGGCACAGGAAAAGCAAAGACTGACGAAGCTGCAAAGCCAGACTTTTTAGATATGGACAAAGACGGCGACAAAAAAGAGCCAATGAAGAAAGCTATCAAAGACAAAAAGAAAAAAGTCAAAGAAGCAGAACAAAAGATGCCTTCAAAAGCAGAAGTAATGAAGTGCTGTAAAGACGGCATGAGTAAAGCAGATTGTTGCAAAAAGTTTCCAGATTGTGACCAAAACAAATTAAAAGAAATGTATGAGGCTTGTATGAACGAAATGAAAACAAATGAATCTATTGTACGTGAAGGTGCAGAAGATCACGCTGAACTTGTAATGGCAGCAAAAGATATGGTAGACCGTTTAACAGGTTGGATGGAAGACACAGCAGAAATGCAGTCAGAATCAATGTTAGAATTAGCAGATGCAATACGTGACGAAATGGGTGCTGAACAAGCAGACCAATTTACAAACACTGTGAAGCCTGCACTTGAAGCAATGTACACTACAATGGAAACAACAAGAGTTTCTTTAACACAAGGTGTAGGACAAATTACAGGTGAAGCTGAGCCAACAGACATGATGGGCGCAGACGATGATGCAATGCCAATGGATGATGCAGAAGCAGATATGGAAATGCCAGTGGACGGCGACATAGATATGGATGACTTTGCAGCCGATGGTGCAGCAGCAGGCGGCGACGAAGAAGCTGCTCGTGCAAAACGTGAGTCACGCATAAACAAAAAACGAGCAATGCTTGAGCAGTCACGTCGATTAGGTGCTATCCTTTCAAAAAAAAAGTAGTTGAAGACTCGAGTACAGATGCATTAGTGCAACTGTTAAAGCACCTTGACGAACGAGGTGTAAAGAAAGTATCATACGAGCAGTTAGATAAATTAATGTCTAACATGGATGCACAAGAATATTCATACGAAACATTTGATGCTGCATATAATGCTGATCCTGCACTTAAAAACATAGTAGACAATTATAATGGGCAAGAGATTGTTTTAATTAAAGACAAAGAAGTTGCTGCAAAAGCCAAAGGCAAAAGTGATGTCAAAAAGATGGCAAAACGTGCAACAGATCTAAAAGACTTAAATTAGTTGACAACTTAACTTTATTGTGTTATAATATAAATTAACTAATAGGAGTTTATATGACCAGTCGTACTGATGAAGAAATCATTATACAAATAAAAGAATTAATAGAAAGCCATGTTAAGCCGTCGGTAGCAAGTCATGGAGGTAACATTGAGTTTGTTTCCTATGACGAAGGTTACCTACTTTTAGAGCTAGGCGGAGCATGTTCAGGGTGCGCTGGAAGTACAATGACGCTTAAAATGGGTGTTGAAAATATGCTAAAACATTTTGTTCCAGAAATAAGAGAAGTTGAGTCAGTTGATGATCCTTACAGCACAGTCAATCCGTTTTATACTGATACAAGTATGTTTAGATAGGATTGAAAATGAGCTTAATAATTAATAAATTTGAATACCAACCTATCAAAAGAAAAGAAGTAGACGGCAAAAGAAAATATCTTACTCCAGATGGACATGCTGTTGCCAGTGTTACTACAATCCTAAGTGCAACAAAAGATATGAGTCATCTTATTGCGTGGCGTAAACGTGTAGGAGAGCAGAAGGCAAGAGAAATTACAACAGAAGCTGCGGGTGTTGGTACACGTATGCACAAGTATCTTGAAGACTATGTCGAAACAGGTGAGTGGCCTACTCCAGGTAGTAACCCGTATGCACAGCAAGCACACAGTATGGCACAAGTTATCAAAGATCAAGTAATGGATGATGTTGTAGTATGGGGTAGCGAAGTTAACTTGTATATGCCGCAGATGTATGCAGGAACTACTGATTTAGTAGGAACATACAAAGGACAGCCTGCGATCATGGACTTTAAGCAAACCAATAAGCCCAAGAAACTAGAGTGGGTAGTAGATTACTTCTTACAGCTAACAGCCTATGCTGAAGCACACAATGAAATTTATGGCACAGATATACGTGAAGGTCATGTGTTTATGTGTAGCCGTGCAGGTGAGTATCAACAGTTTGATATTTGGCCTGATGAATACGACGAGTGGCGTACCGAATGGTACAATAGAGTTTATCAGTATTACGAACAACACGCATAAATACATAATAACATTGTAGGAGAATTGTAGTGGCCGTAGTTCAGATCAGCCGTATCCAGGTTCGTAGAGGAAAAGAAAATGCAGACACAGGTGTTCCGCAGCTAGCCGGCGGTGAGTTTGCCTGGGCTGTTGATACGCAAAGTTTGTACATTGGTAATGGCGCAGTTAGTGAAGGATCGCCGTCAGTTGGTAATACAAAAATACTAACAGAGTCAGATGATTTATTTTCGTTAACTAACTCATATCAGTATGCTAAACTTAAAAGTTATATTACAACTGGTAGTGATCTAGATAGACCAGTAAAGCGATCATTACAAAACAGATTAGATGACTTTATAAATGTTAAAGCGTTTGGTGCCGCAGGAGACGGGACTACCGACGACACTGCAAGTATACAACGAGCAATTGATCAACTATTCCTTAATGACGCAACAATTGGACAAGAGTTTGCTAGAGTCAAACTTCTTGTGCCAGCAGGAAACTATAAGATTACAGAAACATTATATATTCCTCCGTTTGCAAGTATAGTAGGCGATGGTAAAGAAAAAACAGTAATTACACAAACAGCCGATAAGCCGGTTATGAAAACAGTTGACGGCGAACTACCAGTAAATAAATTAACAAGAGATGATTTATTAACAACAACTGGACCAAATCAAACCAATCAAGTTTTAATTCAAGGTATTACTATAAAAAATTCTACAAATAATATTGGATTATTTGTACAGACTTGTAAAGATAGTGTGTTTAGAGATCTAGGATTTGAAGGTCCTTGGATAGCAATAGACGGTGACATTGCTAATAACAATGCAATATACTTAGAACAGTTAAATGCAGCTATTACAACAAATAGTAATATGTTTGAAAACATTACAATGAGCGGATACAGCAGACTAATTAATGCCGATGACGAAGTTGTAAATAATAAGTTTACAAATTGTGTACTTCACAACTCAAGATACGGAGTTGTTTTCGGAAGTGCTCCTCGAGGCATTCCGGGAAGTAGTGCTGGCCCACTAGATAATACAATTACAAACTCGTTGTTTAGGTCCATACATAGTCAAGCAATATGGATTGCACTAGGCACTGGCAACATTAGTAGTGCAAATAGATTTGAAGATAACATTGGATATAACTTTGGTGGAGCATCTTCTGTAACAAAAACTAGTGTTCTTTCTTTTGATAATCCAGGTAACGATAGTGTTGGTGATACATTCCTTCGTTCTACGCAATTAGGAACTGATTTAAATTATGTTGCTGCTCCGTATGTTGCAGAAATTACCGGCTACGTTGTATCTACACTAGCTGGACAGCAAAAAGTTCCATTAGGTAACACAGCTGGTTCTTTTTTAGATTGTTTTAGATTAGGCGGCACTGAAGATTGTGTATACGAAATAGAATATATCTTTACATCAAACGATGTTAGTCATTTCACTAGAAAAGGTACACTTACAATTACTTTAAATAGAAATGATATAAACAGTGCAAGTCAAATAGCACTTACTGATGACTACGAATATGCAGGACCAGATACTTATGATGAGAGTCTTCAATTTGTTGCTAGGTTCGAAGATGGAATTGATACAATTTTTGTAGAATATAACAGTAATTTACTTGACACAGCGCAAAATTTAGTGTATAAAGTAAGTATAATATCTTAACATAAGAAATCAAAAATGTTTAACAAAAAGTTTGAAGACCGGCTTCGGCTGTGGAGTAGTTTTCGAGATACCTTAACAGACGCGGAAGACCCGCTACAAGACACAATAAATCTGTTCAACACTGCTCCGATAACAAGCATTGCAACAGATCCTTACGACTCTACTACATGGCCGACACCATGGCAAATTATTCAAGAAAATGAGTACTGCAAATTTGTAAAATTACTTGCAATTTGTTACACTCTGCAATTAAGTGACCGGTTTTCTGAATCATCGTTTGTCATATATATAGCATCAACTGAAGAAATGACACACTATTTGTTGTATGTTGATGACCTAGTTATAGGTTATGATCATACTACATACGTTCATAAAACCAAAGTTGAAAACACAACAATCGAAACAAAATATGTTATGCCTAGCATATACTAAATACCTAACCAAACGATAATCAGGAGATAAACATGGTAAACGCAATTCATATCGTCAAGCGCAACGGAACTAAAGAAGAACTGAATATAGAAAAAATCCACTTTGTTGTGCAAAACGCATGTGATGGTTTAGCAGGAGTAAGTAGCAGTCAAATTGAAATGAATGCTAACATTCAATTTTACGATGGAATGAGTACTAACGAAATACAAGAGATTTTAATACGTAGTGCTAATGATCTTATCAGTCTCGAGAGTCCAAATTATCAAACAGCAGCGGCTAGGTTACTTGGATATGCGTTATACAAACAGGTGTTTGGACAGTATGACTCTATTCCGTTTATTGAAATGATCAATAAAAATATTGAACGTGGACTATATGATCCTGCAATACTAGAAAGTTATACTAAAGAAGAAATTGCAACTCTTGATCGTTACATACATCACAAGCGTGATGAGAATTTTACCTACGCAGGATTACGTCAAGTAGTTGACAAGTACCTAGTACAGGATCGTTCAACAGGTGAGTTGTTTGAAACACCACAACACATGTATATGATGATAGCGGCAACACTATTTGCTAACTATCCAGCAGAAACACGTATGCACTATGTAAGGAGATACTACGATGCTACATCACTTTTCAAAATCAATATCCCAACCCCAGTCATGGCGGGGGTGCGCACTCCAGTCAGACAGTTTGCCTCCTGTGTCCTCGTTGATTCGAATGACACGCTTGATTCCATTTTTGCCAGTGATATGTCTATTGGACGTTACACAGCGCAGAGAGCTGGCATCGGCATTAACGCAGGGCGCATCAGAGGAGTTAATTCAAAAATTCGAGGAGGCGAAGTTGCGCACACAGGAATCGTCCCATTCCTAAAGAAGTTTGAATCAACAGTACGTTGTTGTACACAAAATGGTGTACGTGGCGGTAGTGCTACTACACACTTCCCGTTTTGGCACCAAGAGATTGAAGACATCCTTGTGTTGAAGAACAACAAAGGCACAGAGGACAATAGAGTACGTAAGTTAGATTATTCAATTCAGCTTAACAAAACTATGTATGAAAGATTGTTGACTGGTGGCGATATAACTCTTTTCTCGCCACACGATGTACCGGGCTTGTACGAAGCATACTTTGGCGATGCAGACAAGTTTAAAGAACTTTACGAAAAGTACGAACGTGCTACAAGTATTAAAAAGACTAAAGTTGACGCAATGGATTTGTTTTCTGCGTTGATCAAAGAACGTGCAGAGACAGGACGTATTTACATTATGAACGTTGATCACTGTAACACACATAGTTCATTCAAAGACACAGTTTATATGAGTAATCTATGCCAAGAGATTACACTACCAACAAAGCCGTTAGAACACATCGACGATGAAGAAGGCGAAATTGCATTGTGTATTTTAAGTGCTATTAATGTAGGTATCATTAAAACATTAGATGACTTAGAAGAATTATGTGAATTAGCAGTAAGGGCACTAGAAGAAATTATTGACTATCAAAACTATCCAATCAAGGCAGCTGAGATTTCAACAAAAGCAAGACGTTCATTAGGTGTAGGCTACATTGGTCTTGCACATTACCTTGCTAAAAATAAAGTACAATATAGTGATGCAACAGCCTGGACACTAGTACATGATTTATCAGAAGCATTTCAGTATTATTTGCTCAAAGCTAGTAACAAATTAGCACAGGAGAGAGGTGCTTGCGACTACTTTGACCGTACTAAATACTCAGACGGCATTCTACCTATTGATACATACAAGGCAGATGTTGATACTATTGTGGAGAACAAGTTAAACTATGATTGGGAGTCTTTACGAAGCGACATCAAGGAACACGGACTTAGGCACAGCACATTGTCCGCACAAATGCCTTCGGAGAGCAGTTCCGTTGTGTCGAACGCAACAAACGGAATCGAACCACCTAGAGGTTACTTGTCCGTTAAGAAAAGCAAAAAAGGGCCTCTTAAGCAGATTGTTCCACAGTATCAGTCTTTAAAACAATACTATACATTATTATGGGATATGCCAAGCAACGAAGGCTATATCAATGTAGTAGCAGTAATGCAGAAGTTCTTCGACCAAGCTATTAGCGGCAATTGGAGTTACAACCCGACACAATACCCAGACAACGAAGTACCTATGAGTGTAATGATACAAGACTTGTTGAACACTTACAAGTACGGCTGGAAAACATCGTACTATCAAAACACTTATGATTACAAAACAGATCCAAGTGAATTGATTGACGAGCCAGCACACTCAGTAGGCTGGCACGATAATCAACCAGAAGTACAGCCGCATACTTTGGCAATAGAAGACGACGAAGAATGTGAAGCGTGTGCAATTTAACGGTTGACTTTACAAATAGGATAATATATAATACTAAAACAGACAGATAGGAAAGCAAGATGGCAAAAACTGTATTCAATAAAGATAAGGTGGACTTCACCAAACAAAACATGTTCTTCGGAGCAGATCAAAACACACAGCGTTATGATGTGTTTAAGTTTCCGGTGTTTGATAAATTAAATCAAACTATGCTAGGATACTTTTGGCGCCCAGAAGAAGTAAGTCTACAAAAAGACAGAGCCGACTTTGCTAACTTCCGTCCAGAGCAGAAACATATCTTTACAGCAAACTTAAAGTATCAGACACTGCTCGATAGTGTCCAAGGACGTGGGCCATGTCTAGCATTTTTGCCGCATGTTTCACTCCCGGAACTAGAAGGATGTATTGTTACTTGGGACTTCTTTGAAACAATCCACTCACGTAGTTATACACACATTATGAAGAACGTGTATGCTGACCCTGCAGAAGTGTTTGATACAATTTTAGATGACGAAAAGATTATTGCAAGAGCTACAAGTGTTACTAAGCATTATGATGCATTTAATGATGCTGTTGACGCTTATCAACATCGTGGCGAAGGCAACATGCGTGATGTTAAGAAGAAACTGTATCTTGCTATGCAAACTGTAAACATTCTAGAAGGCTTACGTTTCTATGTAAGTTTTGCATGTACGTTTGGCTTCGGCGAACTAAAGCTAATGGAAGGGTCTGCAAAGATTATTTCATTAATTGCTCGTGACGAAGCACAACACCTAGCACTAAGCACACACATATTGAAGTTGTGGGCACAAGGCAAAGACGATCCAGAGATGGCTGAAGTAGCTAAAGAGTGCCAAGAAGAAGTATATGACTTATGGCGTGAATGTGTTGCAGAAGAAAAAGATTGGGCAGAGTATCTGTTCAAAGACGGATCAATGATTGGTCTAAACACAACACTGTTGAATCAATATGTTGAATACATTGCTAATCGCAGACTAAAGGCGTTAGGTATGCAAGCAATATTTGATCAACCAGTAAACACTAACCCGCTACCATGGACACAGCATTGGTTAAGTAGCTCAGGGCTACAAGTTGCTCCACAAGAAACAGAAGTTGAGTCTTATGTTATTGGCGGCATTAAACAAGATGTAGATAAGAATGCACTAAAAGGATTTAGTTTATAACATGGAATTATTATTAACAGTTGTTATTTGGGGTGCATTTGTATATGGAATATATAAATGGGCAGAGTCTAAAGGACGTAACGCAACAGCGTGGGCTATTGCTGGCGCATTGATTAGTCCTTTAATTGTAGGTATTGTTCTACTGTTTGTGCCAAAGACAATAGAAAAACAAGCAGAAGAAGCAAAACAACTTAAACAACTAATGGAGGACTAAATGATAGTCATTTGGGGTAAGCCAGCATGTCCATATTGCGATCGAGCAAAACAAGTTTGTGAACAACGTGGATATGAATTTGAATACAAACAACTGGGTACAGACTTTGATAGAGATCAAGTGTTAGAAGCATTTCCAAATGCAAGAACATTCCCTCAAATCGTAGTAGGCGGCAATACTGTTGGCGGCTATGATCAATTTGTAAAATACATTGAAGATACTAACTATAATGGAACAGGACATTCGCTATGATGATTCAAAAAAACTACAAGAAAGCAGATGCAATTACACTCAAAACTATTAGTGGTGAGGAAATTGTAGCACGATTTGTAGAAGATGATAACTTTACTATGACTATTGAGAAACCAATGGCAGTAATGATGACACAGAATGGTCCAGGACTTGGTCCTTGGACAGTAACAACACATCCTGATATAAAACTTCAAATAAATAAAAGTGCAGTTATTTTTACAGCTAAGACTGATAACGAAATGGCTAAACAATACATTGAAGTAACTTCAGGTATCAAGATGGTGTAACAAGGAGTCGCAATGGCCACACTTAATATTGCACGTAAATCAGGCAGCGGAGACGTTGTTAATACAGTCCATGTAAGTGTAGGCGATGCTGATTCTGATGACGGCATTGCTTGTGATGCAGCCCCACAGAACATAAACACAGATGAAGGCAGTACTACTGTCTTTGCTGAGTTCCACGGTGTTGTAAGACAAGGCGATAAAGTACAAGCACATACCATTCCTGGTTGTAGTACACATGCTCCCGGCCTTGCAACATACAGCGGCAACGTATATGTTGAAAACAAAAAAGTAGGACGTGAAGGCGATACTTATGGTTGTGGTGCTAAAATAACTTCAGTAGGTCAAGGCACCGTTTGGGCAAATAAAGGTTGACAACATCTAATTCCTATGCTATAATACGTTATAAATTAGGCAATTAGAAAGGCAAACTATGAAAAATAAAGTAATACTTACAGACTGTGATGGCGTTATCCTTGACTGGCTATATGCTTTTGATCAATGGATGGCACGACACGGATACACTGTTGTCGAAGAAGGACAATATCAAATGGAGCTCAAGTACGGTTTAGAACGTGCAGAAGCCAAGCGTTTGGTAAGAATGTTCAACGAAAGTGCAGCCATTAGAAAACTTCCGCCGTTGCGTGATGCAATCAAGTATGTAAGAAAATTACATGAAGAGCATGGGTATATTTTCCATGCCATAACAAGCCTTAGTAAAGACCAATATGCGTGTCATCTACGTACAAAAAACTTGCGTGAGCTGTTCGGCGACACAGCATTTGAGAAGTATGTATACTTAGATACAGGTGCAGACAAAGATGATGAACTAATCAAATATGACGGTACCGAATGTTGGTGGATAGAAGATAAACCCGAAAACGCCGAGTGCGGTGTTAAGTTTGGTTTAAATTCTTTATTAATTGACCATGACTTCAACCAATACTACACAGGAGATATTCCTCGTGTAAAGAATTGGAAACAAATTTATAATATTATTACAGGAGATACAGATGAATAATACAATACATGAAGAAATCGTACAAGCATTTAATAACTATCTTGCGGAAGCAGAGACATTTGATGAAAAAGGTGTCAAGGCTGCGGCAGCAAGAGCTCGTAAAGCATTGGGCGATTTAGGCAAACTTACAAAAGAACGCCGTAAAGAAATCCAAGACAAAAAGAACGATATGTGATGAGCGGACAACGGCGCTGGCTTAAACTATGGGCTCGCACTGTTGGTATGCCTGTCGGCATCGACGACAACGATAAGCCAGAGTTCCTTCCTATTACACAATCAGATGTAAAGAAGGCTCTGGCTTTTCGCACCTTTTGGATTGTGTTACATGTTATAACATGTAGTATGATCATCATAGGTAATGGTAGAACTTTAAACTTTTGGTAAGGAGATAACCTAATGATGTGGGTAGATTATAATATTGATAGTCTTCCAGGAGGCAAAGGCTTTAAAGTCAAAGGCGACTGGGAAGGTGAAGTAATGGGCGTAGGTCCAAACGGCACACAAAAAGACAATTGGTTATACAAGCCGGGCGATGTTTTTATTGTAAATGAAAATGGCTGGTTAATTAAGACTGATGAAGTTAATGCGTTACTTCTAAAACATCAATCCAAAAACACCGACAGTTAGCGCCAACATTCTATTATTGTGTAAATACAATATGACGCACAAAGAAGCATACAGATTGTTTTGGATGGTAAAAGGACACATTGCAGAAAGCGATGCTACTGCGTTACAATCAGCAAATGGATACTTTAAAAGACTATGGGTCGACGGATGCAATGGGGCTCCGTTATATGATTATGAAGAAGGTTTTGAACAAGCATATAATAGGAGATTCCACAATGGAACCAAAAGGAATAGCGTCACTAAGTGACGAAGATTTACAGTGCCTTGAAAAAATAATTGCAGCAAAGTTTACAGAAGCATGTGACTATGCAAAAACATTTGACACAAAAAACAGATGGCATTCAAATATCAAATCAAATCAGTTACTTAGAATAATGAATGCAGTTCGATCTACAAAAACTTCTAAAAGAATAAAAGAACAACGCTGGTAAATTAATAGTTGACATGCTTCTGAAAGTATGTTATAAATACACTGTAACGTTGAAGCAATTTGACGACTATACTGGACCCGGGGGCGGTACCCGGCGACTCCACCATAAACACACCGCCGTGTGGACCGAAAGACGGATTCTATAGGCGCTTCGGCATATGTCGCAGTAGAATATTACGGTGTGTTTATGATGGGGTCGAAATAGGATCGACAGGTAGGATAGAAGAGTGGAGTTACCGGGATGTAAGCGCCGTTACCGCGAACAAATTGATAATTGCAAATAGTAATTTCAAACCTGAACTATTCTTTGACGCAGAAGTCTTAGAAGCAGCCTAAGGGCAAGTTCGCGGTTAGGGAGGCCCCGGGCAACAGAATGCCTCCTACTTACCAAAATAGGTTGACAGTATCAGCATAAGGTGTTAATATAGTTTAATGTATAGAGTAACAGCATACTTTAAAAACCGCAAGGTGTCACAAGAGTTTCATGACGTTAACGATGCAATCGAATTTCGTGATGATGTTGATGCTCACTATCCTACAAAGGTAATATTTAGAAAGGTAATATCAATGAGAGAATGGGTATATAATTGTTGGAATGTAGTAATGGATCACGAAACGAATCCACTAAGTAATATTCCAGACTTCAGCACACGACATATGATCATGCAAGTATTAGCATGGATGTGGTGTATTGTATTTGCTATTATTGTAAGTAGCATGTGGGCAGGCGTAATTAGTATGGTAATACATGCGTTACTATTAGCCGCAATTGCAATTACAGTAGCAACATTTGAAACAGCAAAACGTAAACCAAACTTGTTCGGATCATACTCTGGTCGTGCAAATGGTGGCGAGCATGAGTGAACAAACATACTACTGCACAACTAAAGGACTTGGTTGGGCTATGTTAATTATCGTGCTTATGCTAACAGCGTTGCCTGTGTTAATGACATTAGCAATGGTTGGTGTTGAAGATTATGCACGTTATTGTAATATGGCAATACACTTGCCTTGCTTTGGTATTGGCAATTAGTAATGAAACCTAACAAACAGTTTGAACTATCAATTCGTGACGTTGAAGTTATTGAATCAGCACTAAGAGCAAAAGCAGGTCGTAGAGGCATGGCTATTGCACAAGGCGATGTATCAGCTCAACTACATGCGGAGATGACGGAGATACAAGAACTGTTAGGTAGAATACACAACCAGAAGAATTGGTATAGAGCCAATGACGGCAGTTTCCAAGGCGGCGGATGAACTGGATAGAAATAGATAAAATACTCTACGGCATTATTAACAGACATGATGCCGTAGAGGACATGCTAAAAGAAGCTAAGACACAATTCAAGTGGAATGATAGGCAAGCAGAAACAGCACTACTACCGTTGCTTAATCGCAACACAAATAAAACTATTATTACAGAAATTCCTAAAAAACGCTCTAAACGATCGACAAAACGGAAGTAGATGTTATAATTACTATAGTGAAAGGGCAAGTTCAGAGCTTGCCCTTTACTTTATGAACACATAACAAAAAAGAAGGAAATTATTATGCGCAATGTATTTATTACAACAGTAACCGCTATGGTTATAACTGCGTCGGCAGCATTGGCTGAAGACACAGTAACAGAAACACAGACTCCAATGGGCCCAGTACTATCGGGTAAAGTAGAGATGAAGTTCTCACAAGACACAACAACTGACAACTGGGGCGGTGCTATGGCAGTTGACCTTGGTATTGATGCAGGCGATATGGCAACAGTTGATTTAGACTTTGTAACAGAAGACGGATCAGCAGTAGATTTAGACTCATGGACAGTTGGCACAACAGTTAACGGTCTTGGTATTGCAATGGGCGATGCTAATGGCTTAATGCCAGAAACAACAGCAGATGCAGCGGCAAACGGAACGTTAGCAACACCAGCAATGACTGAGTCTGTAGCAGTAACAATGGGCAGTGCAAGTGTAGCAGTAGGCTTTACAGACTGGACAACAGACATCACAGACGTAAGCAACATTCAAGGTGCATACACAGTAGACGCAGGTATTGCAAGTGTAACTGCAAGTGCTGACTACAACCGTGCAAGTGAAAACACAGTAATCGGCGGCGAAGTAGCAGGCGTTGACTTAGGTGTAGCAACAGCAGGCGGTGCAGTAACATATGACATGGATGCAGAAGTATTTGGATTTGAAGGTAATGTAGCCACTGGTGGCTTAACAGCATATGTAAACGGTACAGATGCAAATACACTACAAAACCTCGGCGGTGAGTACACATACAACTTTGCAGGCGTAGACTTAACAGGTGGTGCAAACTATAACGTAGACGCAGAAGAGTTTACACCAAGTGTAACAGTAGGTTTTAACTTCTAAGTTAAACACATAACAACTAAAAGGTCGCCTTGTGCGGCCTTTTTTTATGACTAAATAATATTAGCATATAAAGGGCAGGGCAATGGCAGACATAAATCAAACAGTAGAATTTCCTACCAGCGAAGAAGACTGTATCGAATGTGATATTGTTATTGAAGATGGAGCGTTTGACGGGTTTGAAGGTAAGACAATAAACATTACTGAAAACGTAGAAAGTCAGGGCGATGTACAAGCAGGTATAGAATTTATCTATCACATGCGAGAACATATTGTAGACGTTACAGTAGCCACAGCATACTTATTAGTAGTATACGCAATCTATATGTGGATCAAAAAGAAACTTAGTTGAGAGGGAAAAATACAATGCAACAGAATGAGTATGACGTGACTGTCATTAAAGTAGTCGACGGAGATACAGTAGACGTAGATATTG